GGACTACTCAGCGTGGTCCAGGAACCGTCCTTGTGACCTCTCCGTTGATTGCAACTCTGCTGGAGACGGCGGCTAAGCTTGAGTACGGTATGGCGCGTGAAGATGCCCCAACTAACATGGGCTCGACAATCGAGTACAAGGGCAAGCTCGCTGGCAAGTATGATCTGATCGTTGATCCTCTCTTCCCAGAGGACGAGATCTTGATGTGCTACAAGGGCTCGAATGCAATGGATGCAGGCTTTGTCTATGCTCCATATATTCCGCTCCAACAATTGCCGACTATCACTGATCCTGAGAGCTTCCAGCCTCGTAAGGGTATCCTGACTCGCTACGGCAAGGCAGCGATTACTCCTCAGGCACGGTTCTATCGGATTATCCGAGTTATTGGACCTACCTCTAGCTACTTACTGCAACCGTTCGCTAAGAACACTGCAATCGCTACTGGTACTGGTGCAGGCACACTCGGCGGTGGAACGCTCAGTTGGTAATAACTTACTGACACTAATAATTAAAATAGCTTTCAGCCTTAAAAAGCTGAAAGCTATTTTAGCTTATAGAGTATATATTTATAGGTAATTATAATGGTTAATGTAGCTAAACCCAGATTGTCAGCTTACGGGAATACTGCTGGAGTTTTTGGTGGGGTGAATATCCTAGACCATAAACCTCCTATAGAATTTAACACCGCTACTCTCAATCGAAGACTTCTAAACGACAGCGGAGAATTTTCCGAGTTTGAGACACAGATTAAGGATTTTATTTTAGGGAGATTGGGGCATCCTGTTGTTAGGGTGGAGCTTACTTCACACCAGATTAAAACATGCATAGATGAAGCTAAGACTAAAATTAGCTATCATGCTCCATTATGGACTCGTCAATTTGCAGTCTTTAATGCTGTTGCTGGAGTGAACATGTATGAACTTCCTCCATATATTCTTCATAATCTGGAATATGTTGTCTACAAGAAAACCCTATTGAGTATCCAATCTCAGGCAGGAACTCTGGAGTTCGATTTCTTCATTAAGTACTTCCAAGATAATTTCGTATTTAAGAATTTTAATGTCGGGGAATTTTACCTATTACAGCAACATCTGGAGATGTTAAGGAAAATTCTATCCCAGGAAGGATCTCACGATATCATAGACAACAGGTGGCTGCAATTACAGCCTACGCCAGTGACCAATAATCAGCAGGTAATTCTTGAATATAGAACATTAAATTCTGAGACTCTTCATCCCCATTACTTGAACTGGATTCAAAAGTATGCTACAGCTTTAGCCAAGCAGATCTTGGGGGAAGTAAGAAGTAAGTACAAGACTCTCCCTGGCCCTGGGGGAGGAGCCCAACTTAATGGGGCAGATCTCAAGACTGAAGCAAAAGCGGAATTGGAAGATCTAGAAGATAAATTGCTTAATGAGATAGAAGAGCCAGCTACCATAACGATGTTCTGATATGAAAAAGAAAGCCTTTAGAACTCCAACTATAGAGCCCCTTATAGGGGAGGCTGATTTTACAGAAAGTCTTCTAAGTCTATATGATAAAGGTAATCCAGATATAAATTTATTTAACTTATTAGATGAAGAAAATATTCGGCTGTCAGGCAGCAAAATCAGGGTATACAAATTTCTAAGAGATAGTAATTATGATGACGTATATTTGGAAGAGAGAAATAAGGTAATTTCCAAAAAGCCGGTTATTCTCTGGGGGCACTACACCCCAGAAGTACTGGAGGAGAACTTAACTCAGTTTGGTATTGAGCTATATGATGATCAGTTGTTTAGTTTTAACCTTAGCTATTCTGAGGCAAAGCTAGGTCGCAGATTGATTCCTGGGGATATACTTCACCCTGAGTTCCAGAACAGAAAGTATGAGGTGTTTGAAGTCCAGGAAGAAGCTTTTGATATCTATGGGGTCTATCACTTGGTTTGCCATGCTAAGATCCTGCGCGACTCCTCCGATGTTGTCAGCGAACCAGAGGCAGACCTAGAACAAATCTCTAGGATGGATGGGTACGCAGGAAAGGAGAGTCCCTAGTTATGGCAGATATAGGTTCAGGAGGCTTTGATAATAGTGAGTTGCCTCTTACTTTTGTATCAGAAAAAGATAGTTCTATAGATTTTTCATATGATGGATTCCGTAGGCTTAAGATGCTCCAGCGTATGCGAACTAAGATTGCAAAGATGGAGCGAACTCAGAATTACGTCAGTACTATTTATCGTGAAACATTAAAAACGATAATTCACATGATGGGCGGATTTAGCTATATAAATTCAAAAAATGAAGTAACACCAATCTCATGTTTTCATGCTAATCCTGAGAGGGCTATCGCAAAAATACGGGAGAAGTCTAATATAATCCTGCCAGTTATTACCATATCACAGACAATTTCAGAAAATGATGATACCCGGCGCAGGTATGCGCCAACGCTCGTCAACAGCCCTGTGTGGAATGATAAAGAGCAGCGAGCACAGAGGGTCTTGGGCTTCGTTGAGCGTCCTGTCACAATTGTATATCAGATTCATATATGGGCAAAATATAACGCTGATATGGATCAAATTACTGAGCAAATCAGACTTATGTTTAATCCTTCCATAGAAGTTCCAACTAAATTTAGCACTTTAGTTAAAGCCAACCTGCTGGAAGAAGAAGACTCATCAACAGTGGATGTTGGGGATGCTGCTGAACGTCTTCTCACTAAGGTATTGTCCGTGGAAGTCGAAACCTATATCCCCTCCCCTAAATTCTTAATTACCTCTACAGGTAAGATTGAATCCTTTAATGTGGAAGCGGAACTATATAAAAATTCATGATTTTTATCTTTCCTTCCCCTAGATATAAATAGGAGATTACAGTATGCCCCGTCCCAAAAAAGAGAGTTCACCCCCAGTCATTAAACGAGCTAAAGTAGCGGACGAAGCAACGGTTAGAAATTTATCCCTACAAGGCTTGGAGATATGTTTTAACAGTATAGGTGATCTGGAGACAGTGTGGCTCGGCCCTAGGCAGGAAAGAAAAATTCGTAGAGATTTTATCTCTAGTCAGATTTTAAATCTGCAAGAGCAAAGAATGATAAGAATTACATAAGGTATAAAAAATGGTAAACACCAATAGCCCAGCAGTTATAGTTATAGAAAAGGACATATCGGAATATGCCGCAACAGTAGAATCTTCGATTATGGGGATTGTTGGTTTCGCTGATAGAGGTCCCACGAATAAGGCAACTTTAATTACAAGCCCACAGAAACTTGTAAGAACATTTGGTCCTCCCTCTGAGGCTCTTACGGGTCAGGCTTTAGAGGCCTCTCTGGAGGTTCTTGAGCAAACTAATCAGGTTTACTTCGTTCGATCAGCGGGTAGTGGTGCTCTTGATGCATCTGCTGTAATCCAGATAGGGTCATGCCCTCAGGTATATGTTTCTGCTAACTCATGGGGTTTGACAGATGGAAACAGTCTTTATCTATCAGTTCAGGTTTATGATCAGGCTAATACTGCAAAATTTGCATCTCCCATAGACTTTGATATACCTGCGGGAACGGTAGCGGCAAATAGTTATCAGTCTCTTGCATTGAGAAAGATTATAGGAGGGGATTTAGACTCCGCTAAGGTTGGTGCGTTTGGTGACAGCGATACAGACCCAGCAGGACTTATCCTTGGATCTTGGGCTGGTTCAGGAGCTTCGGTTTCTGTCTCGGCTTACAGTGCGGCGACAAGGTTGCAGAATGAGGGCGTAAGCGCCCTGTTACCTATGGATTTCTCTGGTGGGGTTTCTGGGTGGCATGGTGCGGCAGTCCCTCACGCTGCCCCTTTCGGGGCATTAGGCCCAGGGTTCTCTTCCATTCGTGCTTGGGGTACATCTTATGAGAGTACAGGTCTTGCAGCGAGCGGGGTTTGCTACATGGCAAAGTCTCTGTACAGCGGAAAAGGTTATAATATAGGTAAAAATCCTAGAAACGATACCACGGGAGTTTCTGTAGAAATTGATAATTTGGGTGGACAACATACCAATCTAGTTGTTAATGATGGAGGTGCTGGTGAAGAATACTACAAGGTTTCTCTAGTTAGCAGCAACTTTGTAGAAGACAAGATTAATATAAATAACACAATAGATGTCGTTTCTGATCTTATCAAGGGCGAACTCTTCTTTAGTGGTATTCCCGCTACCCCAAATAAGCTAAATAACTTCAGAGCTAAGATCACAGGTCTTGGCGGTGCCGTTGATGGAGTTCCTGGATATAGTAAGTGGCCTGCTCTTAATGTCGGTGCAAATCTTACCCACACGAATGTGGCGGAAGCGCAGACTGGTGGTGGCGAATGGAAACAGGCGGGGCTGACTCCAGACCCTGTCGCTGAAAAGTTTGGTGAGGCTGGGCATGCTAACATGAGGTTCAATAAGTTTATTGATTCTACAAATAATATGGCCGAGGGTACTAACGGTACAGCAACCAATGCGAATCTTATTGGAGTTTCTACTGGGGCTACCAAGACGGGTATGCAGGCACTTGATGATTCTCTACTTAATGTGAGTATTGCAATGGTTCCTGGGGTTACTGCTCAGGCAGTTCAGAATGCGCTTGTTACTCTTGCTGAGAATACTCAAGAATTTATAGCCCTTGTT